TAATGGAGTAAGTCATTTTTGCATATTCTTTTTTGCAATTTGCCGCACTCTTGATTGTGTTGCTAACATTTCTTTAGATGAAACACCATCATATACATTTTCGAGATTTTCTAGTGCTTTTTGTGCAGAAACTGACTTTTTAGTCTGAGTAATTTGTCATAGTGATTCTTGCTTCATCTTTCCGTATTTTGTGAGAGATTCATCTATTTTTCATAGTAATCATTGAAAAGTGTCAGTACTTGTTCAAGTTTCTTCTACTACTCGTCTTAATCCATTAGTAGCATCATCAAGATTTTCTACCATTCATTTATAAGGTTGTAAAATATTCCCTGCAATATCTTCAACTGCCCTTAATTCTTTTCAAAAAATATCAGTAGCTTTATTTTTAATGATTTGTACAGGTTTTTTAATGATTGTTTTAGCTACTGGAGATACTACGTCAACTCATTTAACAAGTGTTTTACCTGTTGCCTTTACTCATTGTTTTGCTAAAGATCATACTGCTGGTGTACCAACTACATCTAGTGGATTTTCCATCAAGAATTTATTAGCTCATTCAAGTACTGTGTTAGTAGCACCAAGTAATCATTGATTTTGGTATGAAGTAGCAATATTTTGAGCTCATTGTCATATTTGTTTTACTGCTCAACGTGCTATCATTCAAGCAGTTTCAGGTATTCACTCTTGGTATGCTGTACTTGCAAGATTTGCAGTTGTAGCACCGATATTATATAGGTTTGAAGGGATATTTCATACAGTCTTTAATGCTCACATAATTGGGCTTTCTTTCCCAGTATATTGAAATGTAGGGCTAACAGTAGGAACTGTTTGCTTAAACTCTACTGGTTTATAATACTTCTCAGTAACATATGATTTCATTACATCTAATGGCACTCCTGATTTAAGGTTGTCCATCAATGCTTGCTTTTTAGACATATCTTGTGCTGGATCATCAAAAAACCTTTGAATAGGATCTTGTTGCTTAGGATTAGCCCAATCGTATAGATCAGATCAGGCTTTTCCTGTTGCAAGATAATTTACTCAAGTTTTTGCTTTGTTTAGTATGTTTTCAAAGAGATTCATATTATAATCATTTAATAGTGTAACCTTGGTAAGTTTGTGTTTGTCCACCGCCTGTATTAGTATTTGTTTGCATCATTTGTGGCTGTACATTAGAAGTTTTAATTTCATCTAGTGATTTAACTTCAGGGATTCCAGCTCTTCTTGCTGCTAAATTGTAAGCCTCAATTAATTGTTTACCAAATACTTCATCATTTTGTTTTGTTGATAAGTTACTAGAAGCAGCTTGTATAAATGCTAAATCTTTATCAGACATAGGTCATTTTAACATTCATAGACTTGGAAGGGTAAGATTTGCAACAATTGTCTTAATCTTTTCTTCAGCACTTGCCCAGTCACTACCACTAGGAGCTTCATCAAAGAAGTGAAATCAAGTAGCATCTGTGTAATCATAATTAGTAAGAAGATCTTTAATACTATTTGCAAGATTTATAGAACTTGTCTTTTGTTTTTCAGTAAGCGGAACATTACCTGCTTTGTAATTAGCAATATCTCTAGCACTATATCATAAATCTTTCATTTCTTTTGCCGCTTGAGTGGGATTCTTTTCTTGTAATTCTGTAAGATAAGCAAGATCATTTACATTTTGATCTGTATATTGATTTGTTACAGCTTCTCAACCTCCACTAAATCATTTAGCAAGTGGTGTATTGTTGTAGTATCCTGATACTGTATCAGCCTTAACAGTTCTTTCTGCTACTTTTCCATCTCATTTATAATTAGAGTCTTTAACAGTAATTGTTCAATCTGCATTTACTCCTGTTACGATTGCAATATGTCAGTAAGTCTTGTCATAGCCTTCTCAACCGAAGAATGCCATACCTCATACTTGTGGTGTAGTTTCAGAGAATGCCTTAAATCTTGCTTCTTTACTATTTCCACCAGGTGTTGCACTCATTCCAGTACCACGACTAGCATAGAATCCACATTCTCCACCTTCTGCACCTACTGGTTTATTAATATACGAGTTATTTAGTAACTTAGCATTCTTGAGTTCATCAGCAGTGATAATCTCCCCTGCTTCATTAGTATACATTCCATCATCAAGCTTAGTCCACTTATTATTGGTAGTTTGTTTAGCTTGTGCAAGTTGCATTTGGAAGTTTTGCTCAAGTCCCATCTTTTTAAGATCAAAGTTTTGAGCCATTGCAATTTTCTGTGCATCACTCAATTGTCCTGCTTGAAGTTCTTGGATCTTCTTGTATTCAGGCTTACTCATAAACTGTTGACGAAGTCCAGTAATATATTCAGGAAGTGTTTTGCCACTTGCTTTAAACTCTGCAATCTTACTAGTGAGATCTCCTTGTGCAACAATACCGAGCTTAGCAAATTCATCCATTGTAGCCTTGATTTGCACAGCTGGATCATTGAGTGCTTCTTGTGCTTGCTTTTTGTTAAAGTCTGCTTCGTATTGTAAAGCATCTTTGCTTCTTTGAACTGCTCTTTCTTCTGCTGCGAGTTGTGCTTGTTTAGCTTGCTCAGCTTCGTATTGCTTCATATTTATCTCTAGTAAAGCAGTAGAACTGTTTTTAAGTTCAGTATATAGACCACTTGCATTTTGTAGATCGTCAGAAGCAGAATTATATAGCCTACGAATTGCTTTATCACGATTTGCTTTTATGGCACTCTTAAATGAATCGGTAACTGTTTTTCATTCCCATTCTTGATCTACATCATCGCTAATTTGTTCAAGTTGTCTTTTGTACTCATCATATTTAGCTTTTGCTTCGCTAACTACTTTAGCTTGTGCCTCTACTTCAGGATTATTTGTAAGTTGATTATACTCTTCTGTACTCATAAAACCATCTGATAGTGCTTTTGCTACCGTTGGATTTTGAGTCATTACATATTGTCCTTGTTTTTCTCAAATAGCGACCATATCTACCTCGCCATTCATAAATATTCTCGCCTTTTGTATCTTAGCGAGCATATTAGGATCACTTATAAGATCATTGTATGCTTGTGTTCACATTAAAAGATCCCCACCTTGCATTGCAGTTGATAGAGAAGCTACATCATATGTAGAGAATCGCTTAAACGTGTTATAACGTGCTTGTGCTTGCTTGTATTCAGGAGTGTTTGTAGTTGCAACAGATCATCCAGCCTTTAGAGTATTGAATATTGTTCAGGCATTGTTTGATAGTTGATCATTCTCTTGCTTTATTCTTTGTCTCTCTTGTTCTTTTAATTCAGCTTGTTGCTTATTAAGAGCCATTTGAGCCTCGTTCTTTGCTTTAGTTTCAGATATTACATCCGTTTTTACTGGCTCTACTTTTGGAGTAATTACAGGAGGTGGAGTAGTACTTGTTGTAACTGTGTTAGTAACTGGTGGAGGTGTAGTAACAGGAGGAGGTGTTGTAGGTGTAACAGTTCAATCTGCACTCATTGTAGCACCACTTGGAGTTATTGATGTAACAGGAGCTGGTGGAGGTGTAGGAGCTTGTCCAGCTTGTGGAGTTACACTTGTTCAAACAGCAGGAATTGTACCTGCATTATCCATATTTTGACGATTTTGCTTGTTAATCTCGTATTGCATTTGATTTCAAGCAGATGTAGCAGATACTGGAGCCTGATTTCTAACTTGTGCAACTGCTTCAGGTACTGGAATATTTTTTTCCTTACTTAATGCCAATGCTTGTTCGTATTTAGTAGCCATAATTAAATTGATTTAAGTTCTTTTTCGATTTCTTGTTTTTCTTTTTCAATTTCTTCTAGTTCTTTCTCAAGTTCTTTGCGTTTTTCCTCTTTTTCTTGTTCTTCTTGGAGATCAAATTCTTTTTTAATCTCTTCAAGTAGTTTTTGATCTTGTTCAGCCTCCATTTTTGCCTTTTCCTCCATCATTTTCTTGTGTTCCATCTCTTTTTCTTTTTCTTTTATTGAATCCTCTAGTTCTAGCCTATTAAATTCACGAGCTATTGCCTCTAGTTGCTCTTTTTCTTTCATTTCTGTATCAATGTAGCCTGTGAGCTTTTTATCTACGTTTTGAATCAATTTTATAGCTTTTTTAGCTTCTTTTTCTTCAAGTATTGCTTCGGGTATTTCGATACCTTCAATTTTATTTAAAATATCATCTTTTGCAACATCAATATGAGAATTTGTCTCATTAAATTGCTTTATGATTTCAGATTGTCGCTTATCCATTTCTGTAATGAGTGAATCACGAGAATTTCTTATAGTTGTTTGGATTCCTGATATATTAAATGATCATCCGCCTCATACACGAATCTCAGATATAAGTTGCTCAATGTTGTTAGTTACTCAGCTTTCAATATATGCAGTAGCTCAAGGATTACAATCATATACATAGTCTACTGCTGGATTATATCCAGTAAAAGTATATATGTAGTGTCCACCTCATAGTTCTGTCATTGGTTGATTATTAACAACAAGATTACCACTAACATCTCTTATGTTTATAGTCGCTGAAAGCCCCGTGAGTGGTGTTCAAGGGGCTGTCGTTGTATCCATCCAAAATGCTGTAAATTTGTTGTTCTGTTGAGCCATTTTATATAAATTCAGAGTTATTAAATGTTCCCATTGTCTTAATATAAGCAGTTTCTAGTGATAGCTCATTTTCTCTTAGTTCTGAGAATACTTTTGTAACACTAGAAATCTTGTTTTGCTTAGTTTCACTATCGAACACATCACAATCTACTGTCAGATTGTAGATCTTACCGATTTCATCTGATCCTGTCTCTTTTATAGAGATTCAGGAGATTTTCAAGAATGTAGTTGTAGTTACTTTAATCATATTATTCCCATCCGTAGATTAGTGTTATAGTATGTGCCATTACTCAAGCAGAAGGAGCTGTTCCAACTTTCTTTTTAGTGATTGCTACAAATTCTCAAGGATTTACGAATATTGGAGCATCTCCAAGATCGATACTGATTGTTGGTAGCTGTGTAAGTACTGCTGCAGCGGATGCAACTGTTCTTGATCCTAGTGGCAAGATTCTACGAGCTTTTCCGTTTGCTGCTTCTGTTGTTGCTAGTGATACAGCTGTATGTCAGAATGCAATTGCCCATATTTCATTGTATCCACCACCAGTTAATGCTGTTTGTACGAATGTATCAATTTTAACACCTCGAATTGATAGACGTTTACCTGAGTAGTTTGCTGAAGCTGCTGGTACTTGGTAACTCATTATAATTCCGTCTGTATTCACTGCGAGAGTGTCAGTTTCCCAATATTGCCCGCCAAGACCAGTACCAAGAGCTGCGGTTGTGTTTGTTGGTACTGCTGCTGTTGGATTTGCAGAGTTTGCATAGTTTGCAAGACTTCCCATTGTTCCACCTGATAGACCTTGATATGATCCATACATACGATTACCTGCAATACTTGGAGAAGTTGCATAGTTAACACCACCAAGACGAACATTATATGCACCTATTAGACAGCTTAATGCTCAACTTGCTGCACCACCTGAAATTGCGTGACGTACTGAGAATGGAACACTTCAAGCCATATTTATACGAGCTTGTCCAGTTGGCAATGTGATTTCTCAAAGTTTTACTGCACCTGTTCAATCATTTACCCAAAACACTGCTTTAGTAGTACCATTGTAAACGATAAATTGGTATCTTTTGTTGTTTGTGTATGTCCAAGTACCTGTGCCGTCTGCTAGTGGGAATACACCTGTTGATGTTTCCGTTCCATTACTGTTTACTATTCCTTGCAATCCTGATCAATTTAAACGAAAGTAAACTCCGTCTGTAGGTGCGTATGGATTAGATGTAGGAGCAAGAAAGAATCAAAAGTCTACAATTGTATTAGTAGTTGGTTGTGCTGTAAAACCAAGTTCAATATCACCTGATAATGTACAAGTTCCTGTAGCTGGAAAAGTAGCACGAGTTTGAAATAATAGACCTGTTGTAGTAGTTACTATATTACCACTGTTTGTTGTTAGTTGTCCTGCTGTCCAAGTTGCAGCCATTGTGGTATTTGCATAAATATGCTTACCTGTGTTTTGTGCTGTATAGTTAAATACTTCTTCATCTAATTGAAGATCTTGGGCAACTCTTTGTCGATAATCAATATCATTTTCAGGAGATGTTAAATCAACATTTCAAGTTATTGCTCATCCGTCATTTTCTCAGAATATACGAACAGCACCTACATTTCAAGGATTTTTAGCTACATCAGTTTCTGTTACGACTTTTAATTGTTTTGATGCGTTAACGTCAGCATAATTTCAGCTGTCTCAAAGTAATTTACTCATATTTAAAATTGGTAAGAAAAGGTATAAATTCATTCAGCGACTCTGTTTTTATCATCTACAAATACAGTAAATGAAGTTCCATTTGATATTGCTGATACTCAGGTAGTAAAATCTACCCATTCTAGCTCATCAATCTCTCTTCATCCTGAATTATATAGTGATATAATTGGTCGTGATGTTGTTTGTATATTTGTATCGCTAACTATTAATGATTTTTGATATAGATTTGTTGTATTTGTTCAGAAATCCACGTTGAAAGTTCAAGAATTGATTGTTCATCATCCTCATCATCCACCAATTTGGATCGTTTGTTTATTGTTTCAATTTGCCATATTTTTATTATATGAGAATTAGTATCATTATCAAATGATTTTAAGGCTTATTAGCTAGAAGTCTATAGTCTAGTCTATCCGCATTTAATCAAGGTACTTTGTTAAATACAGGGATAAATTCAGGTATTGTTATGTTGTCGTTTACTGGTTTAGCGTTTCACATAATTTGCTGATATTGTTACATCATAAAGTTGTGGAGTCTTATTGTAAAGTGTTGTTGATCATATTTTGTCTCCTGCATATAGTGTAATTTTTGTTGTTACATTACCAAATTGAGATGAATATGTTCATAAAGCATTAGCTACCATTTGCGGATTAATATCAATATAAGTAAACATTTGTTCATATGCTTCATATACTGTGACAAATAAAGAAGAATTATCACGTTTCATTTCAGATGTTTGTATTTCTACCTTAATTCCGCATTTATCAGTTTCTGCTGTTGGTGTATTCCATTCAGGATTTACAAGTCATATTCTGTATGATAAGTCGTGTTTTGGAAATTGATATATACCTCAATCAAGCGGTCGAAGAGTAATAGTGTTTGTTCTCTTGTATGCTGTTGATTTTTGATAAGTCTTAAATCATCCTGACACGTTCTCTAATAACACTCAATTAGATACAAGGCTTGCTGTCTTTAGTGTTCTACGAAGTGCAAAACTTCTTCAAGGCTTCTTTTTACCAAAGTGATATACACTACCTCAGTCAATTATTATTGGTCACTTATCATAACTTACTTTAGCTCACGAAGATAACGCAATATACTTAACGTGTGTAAATTGTCTTCATTGATATTGCCAAATTCCATTAGTAGCGATGATAAACACGTCATAAGAGTTACCAACAGCACCAATAGCAGTAAAATCGTTGTTTGGAGTCTCTGATACTATGTTATAGGCTGATCCTGTAAATTCTAGCTCATATACAAGAGTTTCTGTTCCATTTGAACAAACTAAAACGATTGAATCAAGATTTATAGTGTGAATTTGTAGCACTACTGTTCAAGGTCGAAGTGTTACTGCTGTTGCTGTTACGTTTGTAGCAGTTGCAAAGAAATAAACTATATTAGACTTAGCAAATAGGATATTCCCTTGATGCCATCATATAGCTGTAATTGCTATGTTCGCTGTTGGGTATCCTGACGTTAAGAATGATCAAGGAGAAGTTCCATTGTATGCTGTTTTCTTAATTCATTGTGTTCTCTCAAAAAAGTAGTGTTCTTGACTTGTTCAAGTTCCATATGATGCCATTCAGTCCCAAGCGGATCAGCTAATTGATAAAGCAGATCAACTAAGAGTAACTGTTGATAAATTACTTACAAAGTTTCAATTGGAAGTATTCTTGAACCAAGTTGCACCACCTGTTAATGAATAATCATCAACAAGATCATATGCTGTATCAATTTTTGCATATCTTTCGTTAGATTGTATGTCGATTCACTCCATATCTTGTACGGAGTTTTCTTGTCATACATCAGTATCATCACTGATTCATCCCCAAAAGTTCGTGTATGTTTTTGAAATATCAGGCATTATCTAAATTGGTTTTGAATAGCTGTTGATTGTTGAACATATCCATCTCAACGTAGAGAAAGATCATTTATTGCTTCTCGGAGTCTTTTGTCAAAGAGATTTTCTTGTGCTACTGCTTGATCGAGTGGCTTTCCTATGTATTCCATTGCAAAAGACACCATTCAATCTTCGATAAGCTCATTGATTCGTTCAGGTACTTGAACTTTGTCTGCTGTTGAAGATGTAAGTAGTGCAGGAGGCTCAATAATAGCTTCTACAAGTAATCCACCTGTTACAACTTCCTCAACTGCTGGGAATACCCATATAGAATTGTCTTGTATGTAGTAGAATGGATCTACTTTTGATTGTCTTTCTGCATAATAATCTTTGCCATATGCGAGTTTTGCAGGCGATTCCTCACGACAAGGCGTGAAGAACTCTTGATCCGCTGTAAACTTAATATAAACACGTTTTACGCGTGTTATATCTACTGTTCAATAGTTAGGAGATACAATTTCTGTGATATTGTATTCTACTTGCCCAATTACTGTGTTAGATAGTCATTGATCATAGAAATACTCATTATCAGTAAGTCGCATTTTAGACATTACCTTTTTGTATGAACGATTGTAATGCTTAATTCCTACTGAATCAGGGTATCCAGTAGTTGTTGCGTGTATTCTGTCTTCACGAACATTTGCTATTGCTTGTAGTGGTGTTGTGTTTGCCATAGTTATTTCTTATGAATTGCGTATCATTTTTTAATAGTAGATCTAAGATCCCTTAAAATAGCACTTCTTTTATCTTCTGTAAAGTCTTTTACTTGTGCTACTCATTTATCACCTCAAATACTATAGAAAACCTCCAGTACATCTGTAGGCTCTCATTTAAATTCACATTTTCTTATGTGTATTTTGTTAAATCTTAGCATTTTTCTTTGTAGTTACTTTTACTGGCTCTACATCTAGCCTAGTCATTCCCATATTCTCGAATATTTCAGCAATTTCAGGAGAATCAGCTACAATAACTCCATTAGAATCTGCTTCATATCGTTTACCGAAGCGATTTACTACACGAGTCTCTTTAATTTGGTATTTCATAGATAAAAATTAGTATACTTTTATTATATGAGAATGATTCTCAAAATCAAATAAAAAAATACCCCCATTTCTGAGAGTATTTTAGTTTTGCAATTATAAACAGTATTGAACAGCAATTGCGTTTGTGTTTTCTCCAAAAATCTTCATTCCCCAAATCATTTGAGCAAGAACATTAGTGTAGAATCCGTCTGTTGCTTCTGTTACCTTAGTATCAGATACTTGGACAACACAGTTTACAGCACCTTCAGCCATCATAATCATTTCATTTGATGAATCAAGAGCATTAGTAACGTATACTGGAACACCAGCGATCATACCAATGAAACCTGTACGAACTACTTGGAAAGCATCGTTAGATCCTGAAGTGAATTGTGAAGATTGAAGTAGGAATGCTTCAGCATTAGCATTAACGAAGAGTCGCATATTCTTAACCTTAACATTCTTCTTAAGAAGTGCTTTACGAAGATTGATTACAGCAGTGTAAACATTAGAAGAAGAAAGAGTAATTGGAGCTCCTGAATCTAGTTTATTAGCAGCAGGAATATCAGCAATTTGAGTAGTAAGAATTTGTGTAACTACTGCATCATCCATCATTGTTCCCATACCTTCAGCAAATCGCTCTGCTACTTTCTCTTCAAGAGATAGGTTTGATTGAACAGTCTGAATATTTGGAAGTGTTACACGTTTTTCTGTATACTTATCAATTACTAGATTTTCAAGAGTAATAGCGAAGTCAGAAGCGGTAATAGCTCCACCAGGTCCTGTTCCAACATCTCCATTTGCTACATCTCCAGCACCTGTAATAGATGAAGCGGTAAATGTAAGAGTAGGAAGAGTTTGTACACGAACAGTGTCACCTTTTTGTTTAAGTTCTCCTTCGTATGCACGATTAGTGTGAGCAAGAAAAACAGTTTCGCGGTCAAGTTTGCGGATTACTTCATTCGCAAATATAGCGGGAGTAATAATTGTATTAGCCATTGTGGTTTAAAGTTAGAAAAGTATTTAGCTTTCCAACTTCATAGGCTATCGCATTGTGAGTTTTCCTGAGTCCATTAGGTCTCTTAGACGATTATATTCTCTAGGGTTTTTCTCTGCTATTTTAGCCAATTCAGCTTTTGTAATAGTAGATTTCTCATTGCTTGCCTCTCAGTCGGATAAGCCGAGTGAGTTTAACTTTTCACGATTAGCACGAGCCTTATCAGAATTAAGAATTAGGATTTTCGCTTCTTCAAGTGAGATACCTTTCTTATCGTAAGCCTCTAGCTCTTTTGTGTACTCATTAAGCTCTGGGTTTGCCTTCAAGAAGTCTCTACGTTCGAGGTCAGCCTCTGTTAGATATTTCTTTTCAGGCTCTGACTTAGGAGATTTTTTCTCTGCTACGATACGAGATTCTGCCTTTTCGATTCTCTTTAGAGTTGCGATAAGATCATCTTCTGTAAAGTTAGCAGGATCAATCTTGTATTTAGAGAGTAGCTTTGCTTTCTCATCTGATACTTGTCCTCCGTCAGTTGTGTCATCAATATCAGTAACATCAGTTACATCATCAATAACTTCATCAGTTGCTTCTGTCATAGCAATATTGGGTTAAACAGATAATAAAAAGAAATGTTTTAAAAGTTTTCTCAAACTTCATTCAACCTTCCTAAGAAGGCTGTGTGAAATCGGATAAGTCAAGTATAATGAGAATCATTCTCATTTCAAATCATTTTATAATTTAGGTCTAGCAACTCACATAGTATTTACTTTTACAAGATCAAATACTCCCTTTCTTGCTCTTATATACATACTTGCTTCTTGTACTTTCTTTTGAGTTTCAGGCTTGCTTATATCAAAGTCAGGAGATTGCATTAGCTCTCTATTGAACTCTGCTATAAACTCTTCTTCAAGCCTTTTTAGAATAACGAATCAAGGGTGTTTTGCTAGTGATTCAAGATGTCCTTTTTCTTCTGTTGTTAAACTCATAGTTGAGGATTGTTATTTTGTTGTGATATAACTGAGTTCATTGCCTGTGCTGTACTTCCTGCGTTAGCTGTTGGAGCTTCCATTGGTACTTGTGAGATTGTTGCAATGATTAGATCATCAATTCGTTTAATAATCTTTTCTTTTGCTGGAGTATCAAGAGCTTGTGAGTAGATTGCCCTTAATGTCTCTAGGTCTTGATTTGGTAATGGATCTGTCAGTTCTTCGTTGTTGTTAAGAAGTTCTAAATTTCTCATTGCTTCTCGTTCATCTACACTTGGTGGAATATAGTTGAATGGATCTGCATCTACTATTCCTGAATATTCAATTCCCGATCTCATCCAAGAGTTAAGTCAGTATCAAGGCTTCATATTTGGCATAATTGTACCTGATAGAGCTACCCAAGTAGCAAAGCTCTCTTTGTTTTGAGCTTTAATCTCTTCTGCTGATACAATGTATATGTTAATATTCCCACCTGTGAGAAAGTCTCTCTTTCTGAGTGATCTTGAGAATGATTGTCATTTATCGAATAGAGCGATATTCTTTTTTGCATTCTCTCACATATTCAATTCATAAGATTTAAATATGTCTTCCCACATTCTTTGATAACTCTCTTGATAGTTGCTAGAGATATATCTGTGAATCTTATTTCCATTCTTATCGAGGATCTGAATCTCTGCTTTTGTTTGTGATCCTGAAGGAGATTGTCAGAAGTTTGGTGCTTGTGATCCTGTTGTATCCATTGCATCCTGACGGATTTCCTGCTTCATTGTTCAAACTCTTCATCCTGATCTATTGAGAGGGATTTCAACCATTGCTGGCTCATTTCCTAGATCTGAGAAGTTACCCTCATAAGTTGTTCATCCCGCTTTATCTTTTACGAATGCGTTTATATCAATGCCAAGTTTTTGATTTATGATCTTATCGCTTCCAAGTTCTTCAATACGAATACCCATCAATTCAAGATTTACAAGTTCATCGTATGCTTTTTGAAACTCTATTACTTCATCAGCAAGAGCATATCAGAAGAAAGACTTATATTTTGGCTTTCTACGATGCAATTGGATAGGATACTTAATCTTATCAGGATTTGCATTTTCATCATCATCAAGAGCCTCTAACTCTTCGATTCTTAATAAGTTTTGAAAGCTTTGATCCCATATTGTCATTAGTTTCTTTCATTCAAAGAGAGTAAACCAATATACAAGAGTTGTCATTTCATCATCTTCTACATATTGAACATTATTAGCTGTTGCAGTTGCTTGTTCAGTCTTTCGCATCTCTTCAGATATTCCAGCAATAACAGCATCACGAGCAGTTTTAATAAAATTCTTATTGTTTTTAATGTAGTCAATTGTAAAGTTTTTCTCAAATCCTATAAATCTCATTTCTGAGTCTTGATAGTTTCTAGGATCAGGAACTATACATAATGGATCAATGCCTTTTAATACTGGTCGATTTGCATTCTCATCAAACTTATCAATAAAAGTCGCATAAATACCGTAATAGTTATTACCGTTGATAATATCTCGCTTGATTTGCTTGATACCCATTTTTCTATAATCGAATTTAGCAACTTTCTCAGCCATTCGTATAATAGAATCTTCAAGTACTCATTTATCAGATACAAGTTTAATATCTAATTCGTCAGTTAGAAAAGTTGCCTCTTCTAACTGCATATGCTTATAAGTGAGATTAGATCTGATGAATCCCTCAGGAACATCTTTCATAATCTCTTTATCTATTCCTCTTTTTCTATCTCGTTCTGATCGAACGTAATCAAGCCCTGATTGGTACTCTTTTTGTACCTTAGAACGTAATTTATCAATATCTTTGATCATAATGAATGTTAATTATTTACATTATATGAGATTTATTCTCATAATCAAATTAAAATCTTGGTCTTGCTACTCATAATGGTTTTTTTACAACAAGTAAGAATGATAGTATCGCCTGTATTCAATATCAAAAAGAGTCTGCTGTATGTCTTGCAACATTCTTTTCTGCTTCTTCCATCCAACATCAATTAGATTCATTCCACTTTTTCTTGTACATACGGAGAATATCAAGAGGAGTTTCACAATTAGCCTTATCAAACCAACAGTTCTGAAAGTTATCCCTTACAACATCGTGTCTATCACTTATAGCTGTTCTTTCTAATACTTGCACTTCATATCATAATTCTTTAAGTTGTGATGCTCTTGTTTTATGATCATTCATACTTTCTACATTTGCATCGTGTGGTAAAAACATCTTAGCATATTTATATCATCTTGGTTTTAATACTTCTGAATCAATTTCTTTTATAGAATAACCGATTCAAGTAAACCAATCTACAAAACGAAACTCTTTTCAATATATTTGGAAAAACCATATATCCATATTATCTCATCATCCTGTTCAACCAAGATCCCAAGCGGTATATAATGGCAAATTCTTATCATAAGGCACTCTACAGCATCTTTGAGTATTAAATACTTCATTGATCCACTTAGAATAATAGCTTCATTCAATAGATACTTTAAATGCTTCGTCTGGATAAGACGGATATTCGCGAAACATATCATCTTTCTTCTCTTTCCTTTTAATTTGCCACCATTTCATCTGTGCCTCATCACATTCAATTCAATGATCATTCTTTAGGATAGTAAAATAATCTCTTGTTTCTTGTGATATAGTAAGCTCATCATCGTGAACTCTATATTCAGGAACTTCCCACCAAGCAAAAAAGAAAAACTTAAATTCTAGTGCATTCAATTTCTTTCAAGTCATTTTTAGTTTTTGAGCCTCTATAGTCTTATCATAGAAATCTCACTGCTTTCATTCTGCTGTTGATTCAATAAATACATATCCTCATTGAGCAACTGATTCCATTGCACCTGTATTTATTTCTCTAGCTCTTTCAGGAAAGTTTGCACATATCTTTCAGTATTCTGATATATGTAGATACTGTAGTGTTCCTGAACGAAAAGAAACTGAAACATATATAGAGCTTCAGTTATTAAATGCAAGCGTATCACTTGAATCAGCTGTTAAACTTCTTTCTGCTTTTAGCCATTCAGGTAGATTTTTATATGCAAAGTCGATCTTATTATCAAATATGGCTTTTGCTTCTTTTAAACCTTGTGCAATAACTCAACAAGATATATTAGGATAGAATAATGCTTGATCCAACATTAATATTTGAATCATAGTGGAGAATCAAAGCTGTCTAGCCTTCAATATCAAGTTACGATAATGTAAATTTTCTATTAACTCTTTTTGATATGGATTTGGAATAAATGGAACTTTACGTCATTCCTTATCTTTAATAAAATAGAGCTTGCCTGAAAGCAGTCTCCATTTCCAATCTCAAAGATGTTTTTTAATTAGATCCTTTTCATCCATTTGTTAAATCTGGTCTAGTTAATCAAATATCGTTTAGAACTTCTCAAACAACACTTATCTTAGTATTATTATCAACTTCACTCTTATCTTTCCAATCATAGTTATTCTTTAAATTGAATATAACACCTGTTACTTGTGTAGTTCTATAGAGCTGTTCTTCAGTCCAGCTTTCAATTCTCTGCTTTGCTTTTTTTATAGTGTCAAAAAACTCTTCTGAGTCTCAATAGTTTATTAGAGTTTGTCTACTAGTTTCTAGCTCTAAAGCTAGTCAGGAAATAGTCAAAGGTCTTATACATTCTTTTACTCATTCCTCATTGATTCTATAACAAGAATTAAAATAAGCATCTATCTTTTCTTGTAAGATTTCTTTATTTGGAAATAGTAATGGTCTTCATCATTCGTGTGCCATATTTATTTTATTAATTCTAAACTAGATTCAGGGATTACTTTAGTTCTTTAATGTTCATAGTTCATTTTGGTATGCCATTGATAAATTATGTATTCTAACTGTATACCACTTTGTTTTTTGCGTTATGATTGTTACAAGTGCTGATGGATTACGCATACTATTTTCAGAAGTTATCCTATATACAGCTCTATCATATAGATTATACATTCTTTCTAACTTTTTTTGTAATTGTTGTATTGTATTGTTCATAGTTACTTTCATTTAATGATACGATCTAACTCCTTTAGATTCTCAGTAGTAAGCTTAATGTTTATACCGTATATTAGCATCTGAATACAGTTATTTGATTATATTATATTCATAATTAGTTCATTTGCAACTATATTACTGATGAATCCATTATCTGTATTGCCTTTATACTTTTCTTGCCAAGTAAAATGGCTTTACATATTCGGTGTCTCCCGTCAATTACAACTCATTGATTGTTTACGATAACTGGATAATCAAGATTAGCTCTTTCGACTAGTTTGTAATGAGTGAGAAACTCTAACAGATCAGGGCAATGAAATGAACTATTATAAAGATCATATACATTTAGATTTATTTTAACTTTGCGAGTTTGATAGTATCATCGTTCCACTTTACTTATTAGAGTTGATACATTCATTTGAAGTTCTCATTCTCAAATTTGTTGAGTTTTCCAATCCCATCTTCCCATATTTATTTCTATAGATTTTAGCATAGATTATTTAATTAGATTACCCTTAACATCTAGTTCGTTCTCAAATTTACAAAACTCGCAGTAACATACATAATGAGTGTGAACAGCTCAACATTCGCAATAGTATTTTCAGTTTATTAGATTAATTAGTGCCATTATAAGTCAATTAGTGATTCATTAGCATAGTGTACCGCTCTTCTTAGTAGTTCTTCTTTTGCTACTGCTTTAGATGGGTAGAATTGGTGTGCTTTCAATTCAATTGCAAGCATCGTTAGTAATCCGTTTGATTCAATTAAGTAGCTCACTCATTCTTCGGTAATATTAATGGTTTTTATAGTTCCATTACATAATGTTTTTTCTGGTGTATACTTATTGAAAAAATATACTTTGTCGCCTATTTCGTGTGGTATGTACATATTATCTATCGTTAAGAAGTGATTGGACTATGCGGTGGTGTGTTAGAGGATCGTGTATTCTTTTGTACTCTTGTAATTTAGCCTTGCGATTTGGTTGGCTTAATCTAGCTTTTAGAGAGTGATTGTTTGATTTGTTAGACATATTATTTTATTTTTTGTAAAAGTTCAGTTAAAGGTTTTTCATTGCCTGCTTGGTATTTTCAAATAGCTACTCAAAACCTGCTATAAGTAATATCTTCTGAATCATCCCAGTAAGGATAATCGGTATATCTTTTATGATACTTCTCTATAAACTCAAGACTAAGTAGATAGTAACAGAATTTCTCTATTGAGAAATGTTTATAGTGAAACTGGTCTCCATCTTGATAATGCCATTCATCTATTTCAAAATCATCATACATATATTCGCATAATGCTAAGGCATTTTCAATTAGTTTGTTATCTAGCATAGGTTATTTATTAGGAGGTAATGGGTAATGAATTTCCATATAATGAGTAGGATTTTTTGGCTCTCAAATTTCATCTATCCATCTATTTTGAGAAACTGAGTAATGGAGTTTATCAACTATTCAAAAGTATCAATAAAACATTCAATCTTTCTCAGGCAATCTCTCCGTCAATGGTATCCATCCATTATTAGATGATTCTCATAAAGCTTGTATACGAGACTTTGCTTCTTCTAGCATTTCTGTCATATCATCAAGTGTGTAACATTTACTATCTGGAATCACACATTTTTCTTTTAGTTCTTTTCAGCTTAGAATTAAAGTATCGAGTATGTCTATTGCTTGTTGGTTCATAGGGAGTTAGTTAGATTTATTATAGAATTGTGTATAGTTACTATAATTTTTTAATCATTCAAGATGCAAGCATCTAACTAAATCCTTAATAGAGTCTTCTTTTGCTTTATTTGATATTTCACAAACTCATTCAAAGAAATGATATTCTTCAAAAGTTTCAGAAAAGAATATACAATCTGATTCGGGATGTTGTAGCCAGTAAGCCATATCTTTTAAATGGTTATTTATGGAGTGAAGTAAACTTATCTAAAACAAGTCTTAATCATTTTATGTATACTCATAAATCGTAATAATTTTGACTTCATCTTGAAGTTCTTCATTGGTCTTTCTCATACTCTTCTATCATCTCTTTTATCATCTCTTGTGGGTCAATGGATGGTAGAGAGTTTAATTTTTCAAGAGTTACATCCCATCTCCAAGGTCAATTGACAGTTGATATAACATCTTCTAGTTTAATATATGTAGACATAGGGAATAGGGGTTATTTTTTAGAACTTGTATAGGTAAAATTTTTTATATTATTTAATATATTTAATTCTATATCTCGTATAAATATATCTACTGAAGATTTTAATTCATCTATTGTTTTGCAATCAAAGTGCTTAGTGATTCGTTCTTCTCAAAGAATACTTATTGTAACATCTCAATCCCAAGTTTCTCAATAATGAGTTTTTGGTGGATAAAAACGACTACTTACATTCATTATAGGTCAATCAAAATCTAATTTAAATCAACAATCAAAAGACCATACAGGCTCATCTCATTTTTCTTTATCTTTATTAAATTTTTCCTCAATTTCTCTAGCTTCTTCCCAGCTTTTTGGACATCATTTCAGAGGATTTCATCAATTTATTATGATTTCGTGCATAGGTGTATTATTTAATTAATGAGTAGATATAAGCGAGCTTGTAGCTTCGTTCTTGTGGAGTCATACTTTATTAAGTAAAGGAAGTAAGGTAAGCTGTTCGTCTTGGTCGAGAAGAGAGAGAGTTGGATTGTATTCAATTCTATGATATTCTGTTCATTTATTAATAGATAATATATGTCAGGTTTTTGAGTATCTGTGTAGCATCACTTCAATTCACATATTTTTCTCTTTCGCCACTCTAGCCACATCAGGAAATAGTTCGGGAATATGTCAGAGGGTTTCACAAGTTTGTGAATATAAATATGGTTCATTTCCATTTCTTGATTCTCTATAAAGTTTATTATCAATTCAAATAATAAAATGGTCATCAAGATTCTTAATTCATTTATCAGTATTTATCAAACACCCTTCACTCAATTCTTTTGAGCCGAATGTGCGGATTATGTCGAGTTGGATTGGAGAGTAATTCATATTAATGATTGTTATTAGCTTTAAATCGTCTTTCTCTGATTATCATAGTAGCATTATATATGCACTTTTCTTTTTCTATTTTAATATTAAATTCATCAAAATTATTTTGTTCTTCCATACAAGTTGGTCTTTTTTCTAATTCTTGTACTTTTTCAAATCAAAATACTGATTCTATTAGAAACATTTCAAGATTTCTAATCTTATCCTGCATTTGCATTCTTTCCAAATCAACTGCCATTTTTTCAGATTGCAGTCATTCAATTAAATTTCAAAGATAGTTCATATTTTAATTGTTAGGAGATAGAATTCTTTTACATAGTATTTCATTCAAATCGTGCAATTGGTACTGCATAAACATACCTCAATACCAAAATCACAGAAGGAAAAATATAATGGATTATATTATTACAATTTTTGTATGAGTAAACATAGTTATTTAGTTAGTTTCTCGTAAATCCAAAGTACTACAACGAATGGCAACATAAACAGATAACAAGCAATCATTATAATATAAGGAAGTAACATAAGTAGTACTCATCCAAGAACGATGCCAAGTGCGATAGTAAAAATCATAGTAAAAAAGACTTAATTTTGCCTACCAGCTGGAAGACTGATAGACGAGATTAAATCTTTTACTGCTTCCAGACAGTGATCATATATTACTCATATTTTTAATAAAAGCAAATTTAAATTAAAAAATCCCTCAATTAAGAGAGATTTTCGGAAGTGAGGTATTCTCACTTGGGTATACGAATAATATTCGGTCTGCAAGACATATACAGTATACAGTTATTTATTTAATTTCAATATCAGTTTATCATATTGTTTTGTTTTTCTAAACTCTCTCATCATTATATTAGTTAATTTAATATTCATTTGCTCATTAAAAGTATTCATTTTATCGTGAATAGATGAAAATTCTAGGTGTCCAATCTGCTTATGGTTGTAATCATCGTCATTAAATACTTGTAATGGTGCTATCGTAATAATATGGCATAATTCGTGCATTACAAGCTCTATAACATTATCGTGAGATTCTTTCTCTATATAGTCCTTCCTGAAGTGTAAAGCAGCTTGAAAACGAGAATAATCAGCTTTTTCCATTTCTCATATTTCATTAGTATCTTCTACTATTGCATATCTTAATTGCCAGTCATCAAGTAAAAGAAACTTACGAAGAGATTTAATTATTTTATCTAGTTTTTTCATACTCTAATTATACTGTTTTATAAATAATTTCAACTTTTTATTTGACAGAATTATTAATTTGGATAAGATGTTGTATGCGTATGTTTAATGTGTTTTTGCAACATAACGACTCTTATAGTCGAAGCAGGTACATACGCAAAAACCGCCTGCTTCCTCTGTAAGAGTTTTTATTTATAATGGAACACCAATGATATATAAAGCTTTATAGAAAGCTATTGGAAAATCCTATATCGTATAACATTGAACTGCTGTGATTCTTGTCGTACTTATTGCTAGAAGTTAATCATACAGAACAAGATATATATAAAGGTAATCAGAAAATACATTTAATGCCTTGAGAAAGGATAATATCTCAACGAGCATTATGAGAACGATTCTCAATATCGATATCAAAAGTACATAGATTTATTAAGATATTAGAAGAAGAAAACATCTTGGAACACCAATGAAGCAGTAGTTTTACGATCATTAAGCTGTTAAACTGGGATACATATAATTGAATTGAAACACAAACAGAACACAAAAAGAACACGAAGAGAACGCGAGAAGAAACAAAACAAGAATGAAAACAATGAGAAGAATGAAAAGAAGATATATCTAAAGATATATGATCTAACGATCTTGTGCCTGAAGAAAAGAAAGAGTATTGAAATACAGAAATAAATCAGATACTTTTATTACTAAAACAAACTGTATGATGCGATGACTTTAAAGAGTCGCAACAATGGCAGAGAAAATACTGAAAACATTTCTTGAATCTATGAGTAAAGATTTGAAAAGAAGAATTTTGAAAACGATTACAATGAATACTATCAGATAAATTCAAATCTAAAAACTGTAACAGCTTAAAATACTTGTACGATCAAATGAAATCATTTATTCATTCTCCTATAATTTCTAACGCACCGAAAGTATGGTAACAGATATAACAAATTATGAGCCTTTAATATCTTGTGTAGCTTACGATAAAGAGGTTTTACTTAAAAAATGCACTATAAAGCAATGGCATATGATACCTGATACAGATTTTGTTCTATTTGAGTGAGATATATCACGAAGAAAGAATCAAATCGAATCTGTTAGAAATGCTTCATCTGCTGAATACTTTGAATTAAATGTATTACCTTGATTATCAAAAGAATACAAAGAAGAATATGCTAAAATACGTTCACAATGTCCTAAAGATATAAAACACAGCCTATTACTTGAAAAAATAAAAGAGAATTATGAACGAAAGAAGTATGAAGAAGAAATAGAAAGACCATTGACACCTGAGGAAAAAGAACAAAGAAGAAAGATTGTAGAACTTTACAAAATTAAATTATGACTTACTCAAAACAACAAAGAAACGAATTAAGAAGGAAATACTCTGAAAAATTATTAGAAGATCCTTACTACTACTGACCTTTTCGTTTTTCTCCTGCTGAATCTATATTTTGGGATGATATACGAGATAGATGAATAAAACTATATCCTGAATACCCTGTTCTTAGTTACTTTATAGATTTTGCAGATCCAATTAATAAAATTTGAGTAGAAATTGATTGAGAAGAATGGCACAAAGATAAAATTAGAGATAAAGAAAGACAAAATGAAATAGAAAAAGAATGATGGAAAATATATAGAATAACTTGAAAACAAATATATAGAATGTCGAAAGAACCTGATTATGATTCTTGTTTTGATAATGATGAATTTATGCAACTTTACAGACAATTTGAAATTGATAACAAATCGTATATAGATATAATTACTAAAATTAAAGAAAAACAGAAACCAAGAGAAAATACAAAGCCTGAATTATTTTGAGATATTTTTAACAGGATGTATTTAAAAAAATAATTATGAAAATGGTAGAATAACTAACTTATAAAATATGGAACACTTTTATGCAATATTAGCCGTTATATGATCTTTTATATTTTGATATATGTTATCAGTTCAGATGCAAAATGATATGTACAAAGAATTAATAAAACAAATAGATCAGTGTAGGATAATCTCTAATATATAATAACTTATAAAACAATATGATAACAAAAATATTTAATTTATTTAAAAAGAAATCTGTTGAATCTGTAAAAATTGATTGAAAAATGTATGCAACTATGTGATGGGATTTTTACCCTACAACCACAAAATGAGATTGATATGTCTTGCCAAGATCAGCAGAAAAGATACTTAGATCTAAATATTATCCAACAGGTAAGGTATGAGAATTTCCTGTTGATCCTGAAACTTGAAAAAAACTTGAGATAAATCCATTTTAATAATCTCTAATATATAACTAACTACTTATGCTAATATATATGTCTAAACTCCCTATAGAAATTTGAAAAAACGCATATTTATATAGAATGGAAAAAGAAATGAAAGATCAATGAATTACTTGATTACACGCTACATTTGATGATAAAGAAAAAGCAATTGAAATGTGTGGTAGTGATTGATATATTATTTTATCAAAAAATTAATTAATAAATTATGCTAGATCGAAAAGAAAAGACGTGCAAAAACGGTTGTAATGCCCCTAGATTCAACGGAAGAACAATTTGCTTGAAATGTATCAACTCAATTGCAAAAGAGAAGGCTAAGGCTATTAAAACGAAGAATACAGAAAAAGTAAAAGCAAGAAAAGAAAAATCACTTACTAAAAAAAGATTCTCTCGAACTAAATTGATTGCAGAATGTGATAGAGTATTTTCGCTTTTTATTCGTGAAAGAGATAAATGAAAGCCTTGTGTAACTAGTGGTAAACCCTGGAGAGAAGATTTCCAGTGCGGTCATTTTGCCTCAAGAAAACATTTATCTACTCGTTGGCACGAAAAGAATGCACACTGACAATCTCCCGAAGATAATATGTGGTGATCGGGAGAGCAGTTTAAACATTGACTCGCTATCGATAAGATGTATTGATCTTGAACAGCAGAACAGATTATGAGATTAGCTAATTCAATCGAGAAAGTATCAGATGATGAGATATTACACTATATTAGGTTGTACTATTACGAGCTTTCTCAGATGGGATGGACTAATGAAATGATAGGGATTAAAAAATATTATTTGAAAGAGAGTGATAAAAATATATAATGAAGTAACTTTAATAACTACAAATATGAAATTGGATATAAAAACATTAGAAATAGAACGTAATAAACTCAATATTGCTATTCGTGAACACAGGAATTGATCAAAATTACACAAAAATATACAAAAACTTTTATCTGATAGAAACTGCATTACAAAGCAATTAAGTGTACTTTATTTCAGAGAAAAATCATAATATTTTACACAATTTGAAGTAAAAAATTTGACTTCAAAGAAAAAAAAAGTAATATATCCACGTCAACAACAAGTGATCGACAGTCCGAGCTGATGAAATAACTTCCTGCATAGCAGGCAAACAGGTACAACTCTAGCCTTAAAAAGAGTCGGCAACCAACGGATCACTTGAAATTGACTTGCTACTTAATATCTCGACAATCTGAATCAGGCAACCGAAATAATAAGATCTAAAGGATCACGGTAATAATTCCTAGACAGATTTAATCTTATGGATTCTATCCTAAGTACCAATAATATATTAGCTCAGTCGGTTAGAGCTGTCAATGCGACAGGTCGAAGGTTCGAGTCCTTCATATATTACTGAATATATATACTAGTAAAATATATTCTGCTTAGGCGGGAATCCATAAGAACAAAACAGAAACTAAAACAGAATTTACATATTAGTGAAAGGAAGATCCAAGCGATCAATAATCAAACTCACTTCTTATATGTAGGTTCAATTTTATTTTTTACTTACTTATATGTTCATTACAATTGCTAAGATCTTAAATTGGTCTTTTATAATCGCTTATTTCTCAGTAATAATTTTTAGATAATATGTACTCACTATATGATCCCTGACTTCCTTTTTGAGAAAATACTGATTATGAATCAGGTAGATTTAGAATAATTGATATTAGATCAAAAGCTAAATCATACGATGAAAGATACCTTGCATTAAAAGATTCAATGAATGAGGTAAAAACAGCTTATAGAAATTTAATTGTTAACTGGTAATTATATGGATAAATATACACAAGAAGAAGTTGATGTTATGCTTATGCAAGCTAGACTAGACGGATATATGGATTGATGCAAAGAAACAGCTAAAACATATGAAAAAGCTTTTAATCTAGCTAAATCAGCCTAATAGATAGGCTCAGGAAAATAAGTGTAGGAATAAAAATATATATAGTACCTTCCACTATTCGTAGTGAGGGTGTAGTAGAAAGTCTTCGGTAGAATAAGCCCTAGGGTGATCACGAGCAGGTTCGAGTCCTGCCTACTACACTCTCATTATGAGATTTAATTTATAACACATACACATATGAAAAAAACAATCCGTACACCTTTCCGAATACACTTATTTTTCCTAGCTTTTCTTTTACTCCCTTTGCTATTTGCATATGGAATATATGAAGCTTCGGCAAAAACAATTACAGATTGTAGAACAGAATGGAATAATTGATTCTTTCAACAAATAGATCCTACAATACAAAAACAATGCGGTAAGAAGTTCCAATATTATACAAGAATCGAAATAAAAAGAATGAATAATTTTGCAAATTTTAAATAAATTCATATAATACTTTTGCGTTACATTAAATAGAATTGCCAATTAATGGGATTCTGTCAGGGTTGTAACGCAATTCTAGCCCTGACAGAGTCTCTTTTTTTATTATTATGGAAGAAATTTGGATTGAAATACCTTGATATGATTGAAAATATCAATTAAGTAATTTTGGTAGAGTAAAAAGTTTTAAATGGAAAAAAGAAAGAATATTAAAATATTGAACTAGTATAGTTTGATATTCATTTGTGTGATTAACTAAAAACTGCAAATATAAGTATGCTTATATACATAGAATTGTTGCAGAATATTTTATACCAAATCCAAATAATTATCCAATAGTTATGCATTTAGATAACAATAAAAAAAATAATGTTGCCACTAATTTAAAATGGTGAACTTTATCACAAAATACACAACAAGCAATAAAAGATTGATTAATGGATCATTGTTATAAAAATAATTATTTTAAATGAAAATTATGAAAAGATCATCACTTATCAATTCCTGTAAATCAATACGATTTAGATTGAAATTTTATAAAAAAATGGTATTGAATGTTTGATGTACAAAGGGAATTAAAAATAGATCAATGATCCATATCAAAGTGTTGTAAATGAAAAGCAAAAAAAGCTGGTGGATTTGTATGGGAATATGCTTAATCCATTTGTTACAATAGATAGACAGTATACAAAATTATGTAACAATAGATTTCAGTATCTTAGTAATAAGATAAAAAGACAATTTATTAATCAATATAACAATAACAAATATGATTTACAAAAATAAACTACACCAATCAATAAGATATTGGAACAAACAGAACGTCTTCTATCAGAGGAATTTGTACCAAAAACACCTTTAATTATCCTTCTTACTGCAATTGAAGTCAAACAAAGACATATTGCTGAAGATTTACGCATTATTAGAAACTCATTTTAAATATTATGGAAAAACTATCACGCAAACTTAAAACAATCGGCATACATTGAAAACAATATGTAGAAGTTAAAGAACGCATACTTGCACTTGTTGAAAATGATTCTCCATACTCAATTGAAACAGATTATCAATATTTTCCTGAACAAAAAATGTGGGTAGTTAAGGCAAAATTGACTATGATGGAAACTTGAGAAGTATTTACTGGACTTGCCCAAGAAATTGAGTGAGACGGTAATATTAATAAGACTTCTGCTCTTGAAAATGCAGAGACTTCGGCAGTTGGTCGAGCTTGTGCATTTGCTTGAATTGGTATTGTAGATTGAATAGCAAGTGTTGACGAAATTAATAAGGCAACTAATAGAACACCTGCAACACCAGCACCAAAACAAACTTATACAGGATCAAATCAAACAGCTTGGTTTAATAAAAAAGAATTAGAAATGTGTATTGCTCAAGATAATGCTTATTCTAAAGAAGCTATTGAACAATGGGCTATTGATAATTGATATAAGCTATCGTGACCTTCAATAGTTATGATTGATAAATATTTAAACAGTTGAGAATTATAAGCTTTAACCTCTAGCCCTGTGGTGGGGCTTTTTTATATGAATACACACTATCTAAAATTTACTGGAAAAGTAAATATTCCTGATCCACTTAAAAACGATACTAACTATCGCATTGCAATAGAGTGATCTATTTACAATACAAACGAGTCTTCTAATCAGGATTGAACATACACAAATACATATAGTTTTAGACCTATACATTGCTTAATACACGATGAACTAGGGGAAACTATCAAGGCTCGTGATATTCGCAGTAACTCTGAGAAATTACGAGCTTATCTTTTCAGAAAGTACAATAATGATCCAAGACTACTTGATAAGTATTTAAACTTTGATGAGTTTTACGATGCTTTTTTCGGGTTTATGTACAAGGATTTAGGAAACGGCAGTAATCATATAGACTTTTTTATTTCTAATTTATAAAATATGCGTATTACAAACTCTTTAATTCCCGAGTTGGTTTGGTACACTTGTTATTCAGAATGTACAGTCGAGCAATGACTATTACAAGCATTTATTGATGCACCTAATTATACTTTGTCCCTACCTGATATTTGAAAGATTAAAGTAAATTGAAATAGATTGATTTGTAGCTATTGAAAAGCTATAATGTCACTAAGGAAGAAAGGATACTATATAGAAACTACTGTATTCCACGATATACACAAGCATATTACTAGATCGTCTTATCGATTACTAAATCCTACACATAATACTGATGAAGCAGAAATTCGAGCTTATTTTTCTAACTATTAATTTTATGGCTAATTTATTTAAATTCCTATTTTGAGCTATTATTTTTTGATGAGCATTATCAATTATGTGTTTTTGATTTGCTGTTATAATGGTATCGTGGATTTGATTTGCTTGATCTATTTTTATTGCAATGCTTCCATTTATGATAATTTGATGATTTATTGGAGTTGAGAATTTAGATTAAATACAAAAATAAATAATCGAACAGAGCGATTCTCTGGAATAAATATATAACTATGACTTACAATGTACAAGAACTCACTATTATCATCGTTGCTTCACTACTTATTGGAGCTGTTACAACTTATTCTTGGAATAATCAAACACTCTCTGAAATGGTTGAAGAACACAATCAACAGATACTATCAGATTGCCTTACAAAAGCGAGAATCCAAAAAACAGCTAAAGAGATATTGGAGTATGCAAGCAATTGCAACAAAGATATACTCACAAACCTATCAACACCGAGATCAATGGAAACTATAACTTGAACGCATAGCACAGGCAATACTGTGCTTCCCTTATGATTCCAACTAATACCAACCGCAGAAGCAAAATCTGTAGAAAGTGCGAGCAAAGAATTACAGATAAAAAATACAAAAGCTTCCACTACTCATTCCACGATATGAGATACGAACACTTGAAATGTAAGAACACCAAAACAGATATATGAGCAAGTGAAGCATCTATGATATAGAGAAGCACCTACAATTAGCTTAATTTCTACTTGTAAGGCATCATCACAGCACGTTCAAAAGTGTATCCTAGTATGACTAGTCTTGATGTATAACGAGGCTTGAAATCAGCAAAAATCAAAGGCTTGTATAGAGCGAAATAACTGCTTCGGTATTCAGTCTTGAAAAAAAGTATATTCTAGCTTAGATGAGTGAATGGAAAACTGGGTGCAAAAGTTTAATCGCTACTGGTACAAAGCAGAATCTGCTTCATTCTTTTATTCTAGTGCTTGAAAAGTTTCTCCTTCGAGATATTGTACAAGCGAAGATTCTAGTAAAAGCTCTATATGATGTCCTCATTGATTAAATATAGCTACTGACAAATGGAACAAATTATATCCTATTATTTACTAATATGAAATACATAGAAACACTAACAGAAGAACTTTCTAAAATACCAAAAAGAAAGAAACATACAAACATATGACATATGGACTGGTGGAACTCTATGCGAGAAGAATCAATTAGAAATCAAATAGAACTCTATAAGATTTGAAAGGGTCGTTTACAAGTAACTAACTAATTATGCACGATCATACAGATTCATATACACTTTTAGAACAAGAGTATGAACAAAAGTTACAAAGATTACAAAATCATTATGCTAGCTTATGAATTGAAATCCCTGATGATGAGTATGAGAACCTTCGAAGTTCCTATGTAATAGAACGTACACTTTTAGAAGTAAATAAAAAACTTGAAAATTAGAAATAAATTCATATAATAGTTATGCATTTACATTAAAGAGAGAATTGCCAATTAATGGGATTCTATAGGGGTTGTAAATGCAATTCTCCGCCCCTATAGAGTTCCTTTTTTTATTGCTATGACATTATTTATTGAGCCTTGAAAAGTATATTGAAGGTTAACAGTATTATATAAATTACCAAAACCTAATAGGGAATGTTTTGTAATGTGTAGATGTACTTGTTGAAATGAAAAGAAAGTAAGATTTTTTTCATTAAAAGAATGAAATACAACTTCTTGTGGTTGTTTTAGAAAAGAAAAAATAAGTATTTTATATAAAACGCATTGAATGACTAATAGTAAAATATATAAAGTGTATTTATGTATGAAGAAAAGGTGTAATAACATAAAAAACAAAGACTATAAAAGATACTGAGGACGTGGAATTAAGTGTGAATGGAAATCATTTGATGAATTTTATAATGATATGTTTCCAACTTATAAAGAATGATTAGAAATTGATAGAATTAATAACGACTGAAACTATTGTAAAGATAATTGTAAATGGTCTACAAGAAAAGAACAAGTTAGAAATACTAGTAAAACTATTATGTACAACTGAGTTCCACTAATACAAATATGTGAAGAACGATGATTAAAACACAATACAATTGTTCATAGGATATACCTTTGATGGAGTATAGAGGATGCTATAAATTTACCACGTAAAACTAATAAATATGTTTAAAAACTGATCTTGCTTTTTGGATGACGATATGTGGAAACAAAAAAGAGTTGATGAATCACTTGCTATTTTGCGTAGACAAGAAGCTATAAAACACGCTGAACGTGTAAGACAATGTATTAATAACCTTTTAACCAATGGGCAGAACAATAGTAAAACAACTTGATCCTGATGTGATTTATCAAGAAAGAATGACTAAACCTGATAAAGAAATATGCTTTGATCAGTGAGTAACACAAGATCAACTAGTAAAACAGTGTGGCTGGAGAATCAGAGGTGTACATCCTGATATACGTCAGAAATGACCAAAATGAAAGAAAGAAAAATTCAAACTAGAACGTGATCTTAATACTGAGAATTGGGATAATACAGATCATCATAAAGTTGTAGTACCTAAATGATTTGAGATTGTAGAGATTTGAAGTCGACCTATTGGAGCTTTTTTTGATAAACTTTGAAATTTATAACTTTTTTATTATGATAGTTACGGTTACACAAACAAAGTGATCCTATGATCTAATGTATTGAAATGTTGAAGTTATAGGCGGGGTACAGTATCAAGTGTCAGAAGAACAACTCAAACAAATACAAACGTGTGACTTCACACAAGTACAGAGTGTTATCAGGCAAATAGTAGCTAATGCGGATCGTATTCTTAAATAAATTATATGGAACAATATCTAATATACTTACTATTTCATTTACTAGCATTAATACTTGCTAATCAGTGTGATATGATGAATAGAAATTTTTTATGTATCTTCTTTTATATAAATGCTTCTATTTGGGGAATTATGTCAATAATAACTATTTTTAACTAACAAAATATGGAAAATTCAAATTACCAATCTACACATCACATAAAAGTGCCAAAAGGTGCTGATGCAGAAAAGATTATCAGAGAAACAGTAAAAGAAGTTGATACAGAATTAAATAGAATTAAGAGAATGGATAATGATGAGATGATGGAAATTGAAAAATGACAAGTATTTATTTGATACAATTTTCTAAAATAGTTTGATTTATACGGAAAAATAAGTATTATTTATTCGCTAAACACATTAAAGAAGTCGCTTAATTATAAGTGTTTTTCTATGGGGTTGTGTTTAGCGACTTCGCCCCATAGAAGAGCATTTTTTTATTATGGAACAATGGAAGCCAATAATTTGATACGAATGACTCTATGAAGTAAGTAATTTTGGCAGAGTAAAGAGTTTGAGCTTTTGAAAAGAAAAGATTTTAAAAATTCTATTTCAAGAATGATGATATTCACGAGTTTCTTTATCAAGTATTTATAAAAAAGAAAAAAGGTTTCTTGTATCAAGACTTGTAGCAATTCATTTCATACCAAATCCACTTAATTTACCATTGGTACTTCATATAAAAGAGGATTTAGATCAAAATTGATTTCTTTATAATTGAGAAAAAAACCTTTGGTGGGGGACTAATACTGACAATGTTAATGATAGAGAAAAAAAATGAAGATGAATATTTTCAAATAATCATCCGAGTAAAGGAAAATTATGAAAAGATCATCCAAATTCTAAAAAAGTAAATCAATACACAAAAGATGGAGTATTTGTAAAACAATGGGATTCTATAATGGATGTTGAAAGATGATTGTGAATAAAAAATTCAATTATATCTCAATGTTGTAAACAAAAATATTGATTTAAATCTGCTGGAGGATTTAGATGGGAGTATGTTCCGAATCCAAATAAATAATTGCAATAAATCCATTTATGAATAAAATATAACGTATCGACTGATTAACGTCAGGAAGATATTGTACTCTAGCTTTTTAGTTAGAGTTCTGCTTATCGAATACCAAAATATTGTTAATATGGGAGATATTCGGGTAGAACTTTAATTAAAAATATATGGATATACTAAAATGATGCCCTTGACCATTAAAACAACAATTAGAAAATTTACCTAATAATTTAAAATGAATAGATCCTGAAATACAAAAAATAATAAATAAAGACTTTTGGGAATTTGTTTAAAGTTAGTTGGTGCGTGTTCTGGATCTGCTGATTATGTTTTTTATAGAGGGCATAGGGTAGTCAGAATATAGTTGTAGGAATACTTTAATATTTGAAACTATAATCATCGGTATTACAGTACTATAATAACGCGGAAGGACGCACACCAATTAATTTTAAAAATATATGTTCCCATTTAAACAAGATCTATCATCTCGTCAAAAAAATAAATCAGTAAGAAAGAACAGTTGTAAGTATATAATACTTCATCATACTGCTACTGGATATAATACAGTCAATTGAAATATTAAAACTCTACTATGAGAAACAGGTAGACAAGTATCTTGTCACTTTCTTGTAGATACGAATTGAGAATCATATAAACTAGGTAATCCTGATATGATTTTATGGCACGCAGGACAATCAGAATGGAAATGATTAAAATATCTAAATAAACATAGTGTGTGAATCGAAGTTATTTGACCATTGCCGTGATTTACAGATGAAGAGAGGCATACAGTGCTTTGGCTAGTACAACACTTAATGGCGGTACTAAATATACCTAAAGAGAACGTAATTAGACATAAAGATATAGCCCCTTGACGTAAAAATGATATAGAAGATTCTTTTTTTAAAGAATGATTCGAAAAATGGCAGTCAAAACTCCTTCCGAAAGAATGGAAGTAGATTTATTCATAAAATACCTATATAGAACGATTATTTAGCTCATACCAATGTAAATATTGGAAATTCAAGATTAAATATTACATACTTGGATTTTTAAATGGGGCTTTGGTATGGATTTGATTTTGATTATTTTTATATCCAAAAATTGTTTTTTGATTAGAAATACTTGCAAAAAAATTAATTTCATTATAATAAGTTAACTACAGTGATTTACTTTTTATATATCTTTTGGGTCTTGTTTCTCTTTCACTGTAGTAATTGAAAGAGGGGAACAAGACCCAAAAGATATTTTTATTATTATGGAGCAATGGAAAAATATTGAATGATATTATGGAAAATATCAGGTTAGTAACCTGTGAAAGATTATAAGTATCATTAAAAATAAGATTTTATCTCAATGAATTTCTGATAAATGATATAAAACAATATGATTTAATGTAATTTGAAAAAAATACAAGTTCTATAAAGTACATCGTCTAGTAGCACAGGCTTTCATTCCTAATCCTGAAAACAAACCACAAGTTAACCACAAAAACTGAATAAAGACTGATAACAGAGTTGATAATTTAGAATGGTGTACGCAATCAGAAAACATACAACACGCATTTAAAACAGGATTAATGAAAAATAATCATTTATCTAAAAAAGTATATCAATATACAAAAGCTCTAATATTTATAAAAGAATGGTGATCTATTATAGAAATAGAAAAAGAACTAGGAATATGTCATTCTGATGTATCAAAATGTTGTAAGTGAAAGGTAAAAACTGCTTGATGATTTAAATGGGAATATAAAAACGGCAAATAATGCCGTTTTTATATTGTGTTTAAACTACACGTCTTCAAGTCTTCTTTTTTGGAGTTGGCTTTACTGTTATAGTTTTTTTTGGAAGTTTTATAGTTACTGTTTTCATTAGTTGTTAGTACAAGAAGTAGAAGTATCAAGAATAGTATATATTTCTCTGATTTGTTGTACTGATTCGTTATTTATACAAGCATATCATACACGTTCTCAAGTAAAATAGCTATAAGTAAATATAGTTACTACTGTTACTATTACTCCAGCAAGAAATGATATAAATAAATTATCAGACATATTTTTGAATTAAGAATACAATTACAGTCATTCAACCGCTTACAGTTGCTATTTTAAGGTTAATAGATGAAATTCACTTTTCAAGAAGAGATATTTTTGTTGAATTTTCCTTATGATCTTCTTTTGTTGAAAACTTATCTTGGAATCAATCAATTTTATTTGTCATCTTTTCAAATCAATCATTGATTGTTTTTTCCAATTTTCCTATATTTTCTGTCATATTCTTTAGGATGTTATCATTTACTGCTGACTTTTTCTCCAAATCATCGACTTTAAAATAGTAAGTTCACAATTTATTGTCAAGATTATGTCTATCTTGTTTTTCTTGTTCTCTTATTTCTAATTTTATTCTATTTTCTAGATTTAGCAAGTCAGAATGAGTTGGAGTTTTAGTTACCATAATATTTTTTTCAGAAGAGTCTTATTGCAGTATATGCAAGGATGGAAATAAGTAAATAATAAGGGATTAGGATTCAAGTGTGCATAGAGTCTTTTAACATAGCTTTTAAGAATTTATAGTCACAAGTCTTTCTATCAGGAGATCAAAGCCAATATCACATATCGTGTTTATTGGCAATAGCGATATTGAATTTACGAAGAATACGTCAGATTAGAAACTTAATGATTGGATTACTTCAGCCTCAACCAAATCAGTTGAAGATTCCAAGTCATTCAAACATTCTAATTTCTTCTTTTGTTAGTTCCTCGTATTTTCTTCAGATGTATCTTTCTTTCAACGTCATTTTATGTGATTATTAAGATTTATACTTCAAAATACTGCTGTTGTTATTGTCATCACTAGTAATGATAAGTCATTATCTATATATTGTTTAGATTGCAAGTACACGATGATTGCACCTATTATAGATGCAAGTGTTGATTTAAAATTTGGCATTAGAAAAACATAAAGAAATTAGGGCTTACTACTGAGCTTGCAACCATTGTAAAAGTTCAACTAGAAGTAAAAGTATGTATTGTTTGTCAACCACTTGTTGTGATCGTACCACCTGTAGAGCTAGTAGATACTCAATCAGAACCATCTGTTGCGTAAGAAATAATTACTATACCACTTCAACCTACTCATCAGGAAAATGCAGTACTACTCCATCAAGCTCATCAACCTCATCAACCTGTATTTGCTGTACCATTTGTACCATTTGAATTAGCTGCTCCACCTGCACCTCATCCACCTGATCATCCTGAACCTGCTGTGGTAAATTCTGATGCACCACCACCTCATCCACCTGCATATGTAACAGCAGTACCTGATATAGAATTACTTGTACCTGCACCACCATTACCTGAATTTGTAGAAAATTGTCAATCCTGTCACACCGCACTTGATCAACCACCTCATCAAACTCATCTACGACCTGTGCTAGAATTACCACCAGCAAATCATTGTGATGCTGTACCACCAGTACCTGTTGATGATGAAAATCAAGTTGCTCAACCACCGCTTCATCAATTTCATCAATTTCTTACTGCAGTAGAATCAGCACCAGCACCATATCATCATCAATTAGCTGTAATTGTAGAAAATATTGATGAGTTTCAGGCACTACCATTAGTTCCTGATGATCAACCACATATTCATCCTGATCAACCTGTACCAACTGTTACAGAATACGCTTGTGGAGTCACAACAAAAGAGGCGTTATATTGGTATCATCCAGCACCACCTCATCAGCCTCATTCTTGAGTTCAGTTATTGTATCAGCCTCAGCCTCAGCCTCAGCCTCATACAACTAATACTTTTACTGTTGCCATAAATTATTCGTTAATATCTATTTCTTCCATTGTATCGTTAATTCAAGGTATATCGTATTTCATATTAAGGAAGTAATGATTTAATTTTTTCTACTGCTATAAGCATTTCTGCTCGTACTGCGTTTTTATCTTCTTCGGTGTATTCTTCATTTGTTTCTACTACTTGTAGCCAATTAGAAATATTATCCCAATTAGACTTTGCTGAGTCTATATTTGAGTGTAGAGAAGAGATCCAAGATTTAATTTGAATACCTGTTTGTTGTTGTGGTGTAATATCGAGAAAAGACATATAAGAAAAGTTAAGGTTGTACTCCAGTTGCTAAACAATACCATTTTGAATCTGTTGAATCCCACTCAAATCATATCCAAAGTTTTTTAGATAGAGTTGTAGTTGTTGGAAGTGTAGCAGATCAGCTCGCAAATTGTGATCAGTAGGTTAAAGCCCTTGCTGTTCAGTTATCCTTGATTCTTACCATTAGTTTTTGGCAGTTTGTAGGAGTTCAACTAGGATTATTAAATAGTAATGCCCCAGCCTGTGCAGTAATATCGTATTCATCGTAACTATCAGAATCCATTGTTACACTTGTTGTGTGACTTGCATCCTGTTTTATTCTATCTGTTATTCGTTTATTAGTAAGAGTATCTGTACTACTTATTGTTGGGACATTTACTCATCCAGCCTGAAATCTTCCTGTTCATTTAGGTACTACATTTATATTTATGTTAGTAGATGATCCAGTAGCAGTATCAGTTATAGTACCAGTACCACCTCAAAATTGATGATAGTCAGCACTAGCACTACCTACATTTGTAGTTCATACGAGAGTTGATCAAGTAGATCATCCAGCACCAAATATAGCAACTTGAGTACCTGAATTATTATGTACGTCTACTCAAGCACTTGAAGAAGCTCTTAGCTCTACTACTTGTATTTCATTTACACCTGCAATATCTCCAGTATCACTTAGTGTTACGGTACTGTTTTGAATAACTTTACCTGTTGTTCAATCCATTCTTACTAGTGCATTGTCAGTAGATGAAGCAGGTCAAACAACATCTCCAGTACCTCATACTGATGCCCATTTTACTCCTGTTGCTTCTGCTGAATCAGCAACAAGAACAGTGCCATTCGCACCTACTGCAAGTCGAGAGGCTGTATTAGCTCCAGTACCTACTGCTAGATCGCCTTTAGCATCCCATATAGCATCTGTTGCAACTGATCAGCCACCAGATATTACAATATCTCCACTTCATACAAGTGAATTTCAATTGACTGTTTTTAGATTGGTTGACTCTAGCTTATCAGTATTTAGATTAGAAAAGTTTGTGTTTACTTGTGATCTAAATGATGCACCAGTAATTCAATCGTTTAATGTAGTTATGGCACTCATATATTTTATTTAGTTATTGCAATTATACAGATTATGAATATAATTCAAGTGTATTCATATTGAAGCTATGAATTAAAGAAGTTTTATTTATGCCGTTCGTGGCTTCAACTCGGACAGCAGAAATAAGATTTTTTTTATGCAAGAAATTTGGAAGCCAGTAGTAGGGTATGAGGGGTTGTATGATGCGAGTAATATATGAAATGTAAAATCATTAAAATTTAATAGGACTTGAAAAGAAAAATTACTTAAGGGTAGAATATGAAATTGATACTTAAGAGTATGTTTATATAAAGATCTTCTTCATAATAATTTTACCATTCATCGCATAATAGCACAAACTTTTATACCAAATACAGAAAATAAACCTTGTGTTAATCATATAAACTGAATTAAAACAGATAACAGAGTTGAGAATCTTGAGTGGGTAACAAATAAGGAAAATACAAAGCACGCATTTGATAACTCTCTTATGGATTGACAAACCACCGCAAAGAAAGTATATCAATATACACTAGGCTTAGAATTTATTCAAGAATTTTCATCTGCAAGTTCAGCATCAAGAATAACTGGGATACATTCATCCTGAATTACTGCTTGTTGTAGATGAGAATATAAGACTTCTTGATGATTCATTTGGAAATATTAAATTAAAGGTCTTCCTGAATATACCGTTCAAGCTCAATCTCCAGCATCATTCCAATATTTACCAATTTCTGACCAAGTAGCGAGATCATTCCATAGTCCAGTTATGATTGGAGCTATAGTGTTTGTTCTTGCTAGTGTTGGTCTTCAAGTATAAACTGTTGGAGTCACAGATGATCTTCAATTATAGATAGTAGGCATTTTATAATTTTACAAGAAATTCAGATACTTTATTCCAAGCACTTTTCATTTCATCATCAAAGTCGTTGTAATCAACGTGAATAGGATTTTCATCATCTCACCATACGAATATGAGAGAGTCATTTACATTGAGGACTTCTAGTATTTTTTTATCTGTTATAGGCTGTTCATTGTGTCTTTCGACAAGTTCTTCTATATAGGTCATAGTTGGTTTGGTTATAGATTTATTATATAAGAATAATTCTCATTTACAATTATTTTTTTATTATGGATTTAGGCTTGTGAGCTTGTTCGTATATTTGTTTGAGTTGTTCTTTTGTTTTTACTGGTATATTTCATTCTAATATTTGATATGTTTTTCATACTTTTCATCAAGCATATTCATTAAATGCTATTCATATTTTTTTGTTATCTTTTATAATTTTAGATATAACTTCAGGAAACATTGAAACGGATGCAAAATCAGTCTTTCAATATGGAAACATCATATCAAAATCATATTCAGAAAATTCTAAAATATCTCAATCCATTGTTTTATATTTTTTTCAAATAAATGATTTTATAATATTTTTTCACTCTGGATTTGTAAGATCTATGACTTTATTTTTTATAGAAGGAGATATATATGATGTTGTTCAATTTCAAAATGTAAATACATTTGCTACATCACTAGAATCTGTTAAAAATATTCATCAACTATCCTGTCATTTTTTCATTCAATATCTTAATTCTCATCATTCTATCTTATTTGGGCTTCAATGAAGTAAATGACTATTCACAAACTCCTCAGCACTCTTATACTTCCTAGCTTCTTCGATGAGTCCACTATCAGGAGACTTTACTATATTTTTCTTCCCTATCTCTGGTATCTTTATAAATCCCCCTTTCTTGTTACTTGGGTTCTTTTGGATCTCTCAGAAAGCATTCTTGAAATAACCTTCAGGAATGGTATCGCTTGATGTAGGCTTGATCACTTTTGATTCATTTTTAGGTTTGATTAGTGGTTTTTTGATTACTTTTTTGCTATTATTAGAAGGAGTAGTCAAATTATTATTGCTGTTGTCATTTTTTAAGTTTTTAGGAGCTGGGAGCAGTTTCTGTTCTCAAACTATTACTCATTTATTTTTTGCTAGAACACTAGGGTTTGGTCTAGTCTCTTCTTTAATATTTTTTACAACTCTTGGTGATTGTGGTGTTCTAAATTCAGGCTTAATTATAGTTTCTTTTTTACTAGTTCAAGGAATATTTCCTTGTTTTCCTACCATTGCATCAGATCTTGGAGTTCAAGTAGACGGTTTTAAATTTACTACATTAGCAGATATTGGCTTTCCGCTTGGAGCAGGAAGTAACTTAACTTCATTCTGAATCATCTTTTCTATTTTTTGTAGATCTCAAGATCTCATTCAAGCTTCTTTTAATTCTTTTAGAAAACTTGGTAATCTCTTTTGTACTTCAATAGGATTAATTTTGTCTCATCTAAGAGTTTTAAATAATGAAGAAGCTAGTATACGAGCTGGATCTGAAAATGCTTGTTTAATTACTGGAAATTCCATAATAAAATCCGCAATCTTTTGTATTCTTGTAGCTGGAATTTGTCTTCCCTTGTAAGCCTTTAGATTATCTACTTGATTTTGTGCAAGTGTCTTAGCATCTGCAATTTCTCAGTATGCTTTGTTTATTTCTCTAATGTTTGTAACTCAATTTGCTTCTGCAAAGTCTTCAATTTCATTTTTTAAATCTTTTCGTATTCAGCGAAGATCATCACTAGAGAATCATCCTGTTGTTTGTCACTTTTCGTTAAATAAGTTATTTGCATTAGTATGAAGAATTTTTACCTCATCCATTTCTAATGGAGTAAGTCATTCTTGCATATTCTTTTTTGCAAGTTGCCGCACTCTTGATTGTGTTGCTAACATTTCTTTAGATGAAACACCATCATATACATTTTCGAGATTTTCTAGT